CCATTATCTCTATTGTAATCAATAGGAGGATTAACTGAAGAAGGTGGCATTTGAGTCTGTGGCATTTGTTGAGGTGCACTCATTTGATAAGGATTTGCTTGCCTGTCTACTCCATAATCCCCATGCCTTCCCTCATCCATTAATTGAGATTGTCTTTGCATTTCAGCACCACCTGAATATTGATCTAATAATTGTTGTGCTTGAGGCGTTACATTTCCAGTTCTTTGCTGTCCCATTGCTTGTTGTAACGCAGAAGAACCAAAAGATTGTTTCCCAATGTTAGGATTAAACATGTTACGTATTCTATCTCCAAAAGCCATTATCTAAAATCCTCTGGCATCATTTGATTGCCATTTGGTAAATCTCTTGTGAAGGGATTATCGTACTCTAAAGCACTAGGTATATAATCTTCTTCTGCTTTAGGATCGCCTGATATTCTCATCCATTCTTTAGTTCTAAATAAAGCATCATCTGTATCACTTGCTCTATTTTTTAATATTTTTGTTTTTTCACTTAAACTAGCATTAAGAAAATTTTTATAATCATTACCTTCAGGTTTTCCTACAAACGTAGACCATAGTATTTCATGATCTTTTTCTTTAGATCCTGTTAATTGTTTTAATCTGCTTTGTTCTGGATACGAAGTAAAAGTTTCACCTTCTCCTTCGTTTAAAAGAGCCATTGCTCCCATCCCACCACCAATCATTCCTAATGTTCCTTTTAAAAAACTCATTATTCCTCCAGCCTTAACATTTCTTGATTCATTTCTCTTGTTGTATTTCTACGTTGATCAAACTCTGCTATATCTTCTTTAGCTAGTTTAAGGTCATCTGTTAATCGTGTTTGATATAGTTTAGCTGCCATTTCTACTTTTGCTTCTGCTTTTGCAAGCTTCTTTTCAAATTCTTTAACTTCTACACGCTTTCTATCATGTAACGATTCACGTTGTGCTGTTTGTAAATCACCTTTTAAGTTTTTAATCTGTTCAGATTGTGACTGAACCTGTTGTTGCATTTTTTGCATTTGCCCTACTCTTTCTAATACACCCTCCATATCAGCAACATCAGTTTGTTTAAGAACTTCAATCTGATCAATTAACCCTGCAGAGTATAACTGCATATAGTATTCAAATCTTGCCCATCGATTAGAAGGAAGAGTAGATCCTGATAATACAACAACATCATATTTACCTACTGTTATATCGTTCACTTTTCCCATCAGATTTCCTACGTCATCATATAAAGGATGATTAATCTGAATTTCGATAGGGCGATTATTAGGTTGCATAAGTCTAAATACTTTTTGATCAGTATATACGTATTGAATAAGGCTAACAACTACTTTAGCTAATTGGTTTAAACATTCTTCAATGTCGTCACGCTTTGATTTTATTCTTCGTTGACCATACTCGTCTAGAGCAATAGTACCTTTATAAGTTTGTGGTGCTCCCCCTTGATCTCCTTGCATTAGTGCATAGATACCAAGAATTCTTTCAATGTCTGCACGAGCATCAGCTTCGTTTTTGTATAACTCATTTGGTAAAGGTACAGGAGCGGCTACAATTGGTTGTCCTAATTCTGGATCAAACTCTATAACTGCTGTTCCTGCCTTTCCCCATTCGCTTTCTAAATTAGCTTTATTCATACTACCACGAGGAATTAACAATTTTACATTAGTAGAACTAGAAGCGTGTGCTACAATTAAAGAACGTATTTTATTTACATACTCTTGTAAACTTTTAACCAACCTAACATCACTATTAGGATAAGGATTACGATTAAAGCCATTCATAAAAGGTACAATAGGGTATTCTTCTATAGGTAAATCAACCATATATAATTGATGATCACCAACACTAACACACTGTTGTATGTTATTTACTTCTATTTCATTTACCATAATCTCTTTACCTTCAATAAGATCACCTTTAGTAAGGAGGTCTATTGATGTAGTAGAGTTTGGAATAGAGCCAGCATGCTCTTCTCCAGCCATAGGAACATTTTGCCCTGTTTGAGGATCTATCATTAAATGGAACTTAGAAGATCCTAATTCTTGTATAATTTGAGTGTAAGTAGTGACATTTTGCTTGTCTGTATGAAACTTTTCTCCTTCAAGACTAGATACCATAACAACTGGTTCTTTTTTGTATTCTTCATACTCTACTTCATTTAAAACTTTTTCATCGTTACTAATAGGATCATATATTTTAAAATAAGGATTCTTTACTTTTGTATAACGTTCAAAAAGTTCTAACTCTCTTTCTCCTGTAATAGAAGATCCTGTTTGTCGTCTTCTTAACGTAACATCTTCACTATGTAAAGAATGTCGTGACTCAGCAACGCTATTTAAATAGTTTGTTTCAGAGCTTTCTTTTATTAATTCTTTAAATTCGGCATAATTAGAAATCAACTGAGTTTCTGATACAATCTTTCCTACAATTATATGAGCAGCATCTCTACAAAATGGATCCTTACTACTTGGATCAATAAATAATTCTAAAGGATCGATTGCTTGTACCTTTACTTCTCCTGCACCAAAATCAGCATCAGGATCAATATAAGCCATCATAGCTCCCATTCCTTTTACGTAGTAATCATCAATAGATTGCTTTAACTCTACGTTACCACTAGAACCATCCCAAACATAAGCCATTAAATCAGAAAATAATCTGCCTACTTTAGCATCACTATTTTCTCTAGCTGTTGATTGAAATTTAGGATTGTTTGCTGTTAACATAGCTTTTGCTTGCTCAACAGCACTATGGATTACATTAACGACTAAAGGCTCTTGAGCTCTTTTTCGTAATGCTGAAACTTGTTCATCAGTCCATTGCTTTCCGTTCCTAAACTCATTATCTTCAACAGCTTGCTTTGCCCAGTTTTGTCTAGCCGAAGAATATTCGCTTAACAAATCTTGAGTTAGCTGTACTTCTTTTTGTTTTGAGGTGTCTTTATGCAAGGTGAAAAAAGCTCTACTTTTGTTAATTAAACTATTACTTTAATGAAAAGTTCCATACTAAGCTATTTTCCAACTTATATCATCTTCAACTACAAAGTCAACACTTCTTTTATTTTTTTTATCAACTGCTGTATGATGAGGTGGGTAACACTTTTTCATAGCATAAAACAGTCCATCTAATAAATCATCATGTTTTCCACGTGGATATAATAAAAGCTCATCTTTCATTTCTTCCATTGTTTTTAACATGTACATTTTCTTTTGAGCAAAGTATGGTTGCATTGTTTCTAATCTAGATGACTTACTAGTTCTTGGATTTTCTTTTATCTCTAAACCTGATATAAAAATCTTCTCTTCATCGCACCTTTGTTTTAAGTATTCTCGTAACATCTCCTGATAGCCAACACTCTCCACTCTTACTTTAACTGGCTTAAAGATTTTAAAATACTCTATTATACTTTCTGCAAGCTGCATAGGGGTTGCTCTCTGGCGGTAATACTGGAGAATATACCTGTTGTTATTTTCGTCTACTGCTACTGGCATGATTACAGAGTAATCTGCTGTTTTGCGTACCGAAGAAGCTGGATCAACCCCCATGAACACATTGACAGGGATTTCTTTTTCCCCATCGCTTAAATAGTGATTATCCGAACTATCCATTTTTAATTTATAGTTATGATACTGGATATAAGACTGTTGAAACAACTGGTCTTCATCACCTACAATTTGGCACATATACTCCCTATAAAAAACGGAAGAACGACCAATTGACTCTAACTCTCTTTTCTTTTGCAATAACTTATCAATAGGTTGCCACTCTTCCCATAACGCTATCTTTTTATCAAGACTAGGACTAAAATGCATATTAACCCAGCCTTCCATTTGTTTTAATATTTCTACTAAACATCGTTGATGCTGCGGAGTACCAATTACAATTATCTTTCCTTTTTGTGGATCAAGGGAAGGAACAGCACTTTGTAGTAACCATCGTAAGTTTTGTTCCATTGCTTGTGCTGTTTTAGTATTATTTTCATCTTCAGGGTCATCTACAATAATAAGAGTAGGTCTTTGGCTTCCCACTTTAATACCTCGTAACTGCTGACCTGTACCCTTGCAAATAATCATAGATCCATCTTTTAATTCTATTTCTGTCTTAGACCATTGTTTTGCTGAATGTTGACCCCAATATCCGTATATCTGCCTAAATGTTTCAGAATACTCTATTGTATCTTTAATTGTACCCAATAGCTTAATTGCGTGATCTTGTGTTCTAGATACAAGTACTATAAGCTTTGCTCCCTTATCATTCATTATATGAAACAGGGGATATACGCCTCCTACTATAGAAGACTTGGCATGCCCACGTGGAGCTATAATATTTACTTGCTTTATAGAATTGTCTACTAAAGACTCTGCTATCTCGTAATGAAAAGCAGGAGAAGCTGCAGAAAACATATTAGCCATAACTACTTTTCCAAACATAATCATGTTCTTGCTCAATTTCTCTTTTATGTAGTCTTGATCTTTTTTTCCCATAAATTATTTTCGTTTTTTTTGCTTCTTTGGACAGCTAGTCATATTTATAACTTTAGTTTCTTCTAAAACGCCTGTTTTAACGCCACAAAATACTTGATCCTTATACTTACCTGCAAAAGGACATATCCTATCCTTTAAGGCACAGTATTCAAACAACTAGAGGTAGTCTGTTATAAAACTATCGTAGTAGTAACCAGAGGTTTCCATTTCTTTCAATGCATCAATTGCTACACTAGATAAAAATGATGGATCTCCTTCTTGCATTACTGCTATCACGTGTAATGCCTGAACAGCTATTTCTATTTGTTGCTGCTTAAGGTAATCTTCGTGTAAACCTTCGTATTCTTTTTCTATATCACTCTGCTGGTTCATTTGTTTCTGATTTCCTTTGCAATGTTAGCTTCTTTTCTTCTGTAGCTATTGTATCTGCTATTTGCTTCGTTACATCTACTTGTACTGTGTCTGTAATCATTTGTTTATTTGGTTTCATCTCTAATAAATCCATAAGATAGTCATTTGCTTTTAAAAAGTTGTTAACATCGCCTTTTTCTTCTGCCATAGCTAATGCACGAACAATATTGTCCAGTGCAAACTCTTTGCTAATAGCTTTATCAATTAATAGTTCTTTTATTTTCTTTTCAACCATACGTTTTGTTATTTTTTGTTTAAGAAATCTCCTAACTGTAGCTGCTGGAGTCTTTTGGTCAGGTCTATAGATTTGTCCAAGAGTGTTATAGTTAACCATATTGCTGCTGAGTAGCATATTTGCGTAAGCGTTAACAGTATTCTTACTCCTCGTCTTGCCAGATTCTTCTTCATCCCATGTCCTTTTTGGATTTGTTTTACTATATACACCATATTGCTGATTTATTAAAAAATTTATTTTAGAGAAACCAGTATCCCAACCTACACCACACGTTAACTTTATAAAAGTTTTTACATGCCCAGCTTTATCTGTATAACTAGCACGACCAAAACACTCAGAAACAAAGCCATCATCTGTTAATGCCCAATCACCTACCTCTGCTTGTTTCCAATACACATAAGAAAGCTTTTGTATATCAGCTTCATCCTTTGGATGGATAGGATAGTTACTTGTTTTTCCTTTAATTCTTCTTTTAATTTCCATTAGTATAGTTATACTACCATATAGCTAAATGGTAGTATAGCTATATGGTTATATATAGATATATTATTATTAATCCATACTCTCTTTTGAATAAGATAGTAAATTTAATTGTTGAGATATGATCTTAGATACAATTTCATATTCAGCTTCTATAGCCTCTAAGTTCTGCTCTTGTTTATTAAGCATCTTATCGTATTCATCGATAGTCATGCTCTCTTCTTCCCATTCACCAGTATTGACGTTTAGGACTTCATAGTGTTTTTGTTCTTTATCTTTCATCTGTCACTTTAAATTAATGTAGCTATGTACTCTTATACAACGTTTTAATTTCAAATAAGTTTCGTTTGTACTCTTTTGATTTTTAAAATAAGAATGTGAGTAGTTGAAACATGTTACATGTACCCCCCTTGAAATCAGGTTAGACCTTTGGTATTAGGTTGAGTTGAAATTACTAGTTCTAATTAATGTGTTCGCAGAGCTCACCCTAAGGACTTCATTGTCTCTACCTCTTACCATCTATACATCTACCTACATACACACGCATAAGGTTACTAATCCATACATTCATGCAATGTACTTAACATCATAAGACTGTGTTACTAAATGTTTCCTTTATCTATAGTAATACATATCACTACTTAACTAAGGAGAATTATGAACATCATAAAGAAACTAATAACTATATCAATATGGAGTTTTCTAACAACATCATTTATCGTTGGAATTTCTTTTAC